GTCGCGCCCACAATAGATCCAGAAAAAGCAGGTGTTACGAAAGATCAAGCACTGGCTGCTTTGGAAAATGGTTCCGAAAGAGATATTGAAAAATTGGGAGGAGTTGAAGCACTTAGAAAAATTGCAGGTGTAATTTCTCCCGATACTGTATCCGCTGAACCGTTTGAACAATCCTCGCTAAGAAAATATGATTACGCTCCAGAGACAAGTCCAAAAATTAATAGTAATCCAGAGATAACACCTATGCCGGAGACTAATATAGGAACAATTTTAAACAAAATATCAGATCAAAATACGGAATTAAAGATGTTTAATATGGATAAATCTGAAACACAAATGCTTGCACCAATTGTATCAAACAAAACAATTAATAACACAGAACAAACTTTTGTAGGGTCTCCGCCTACACCACATCCTAGTACAAATTCATTTTTAAGATGGCAAAGTAGTAGATCTGGGTACACCGATTAATACAAATAAAAAGCCCGGTTTCCCGGGCTTTTCTTTACTTCTTTGCTTCCTTCTCAGCCTTTAGCTCTTCGGGTCGTTTGACCGTAGGTTTTGCTGGTTTATCAGCACCTGCGTCTGCCGGTTTATCTTCTTTAGGTTTCTTTTCTATCTTGCGAACACCCGGTGTTGCTGTCGGCTCCGGTGCCTTCGCTTTCTGCGTCTTCACCGGTTCCTTCTTTTTTTCGGGCGTACTCGTCGCATCTGCAGCAAACCCGGAATGGGCCATTGCAAATGTAGCTAGAAACGCAATTGCTGTCTCTTTTAGAGTCATTATAGTCTCCGATTAATCGTCACTTGCTAACTTAGCAAAGTATGATAGTGATTCCTCATCATCATCAAAGTTCACATCCTGTTTAGGAGTTGGAACTGATGCGCGAGGGGCCGATGCTTGTGTTGGCTTTGAACCAACGTCTTCATCTAGATCAACACTTTCGGCAGGCCTTACTGGAGGAGCACCTGCAGCCAAAACCATAGTAAGTTTTTTCTTCAAATCTTCATATGACTTAAAGTTCTTAGCATCTAAGAATGCAGTCAAAGAATGTTGTTGACTCCAAATTTTCTCAATGACCGAATCTTCATTTGAGATTGGGCTAGGAGATTCAAATTCAGATTTATCATAATTACGATAACCCTCAACATTACGAATCTTCAATTTGAAGTTTGCGCCTGTGTCAAAGTCAAACACATTAACTGGTTTCTCATCTTCAAACTGAGGATCAGCCATGTCTTTAATCTTATCCCAAATTTTCTTGCCGAATTTAAACAAGAAAACTTTGCCTTCGTTGTCTGGGCGAGCCGGGTCTTTAACAACAAGAATGTTAGAGTAGTATGTAAGCTTGCGCTTTTGTTTGCGAGCAACTTCTTTATTTGCTTCTGAACCTGAGTTCCATAATTCAGTATTGAGTTCTGAAACTGGGTCTTGTTTACCGATAGTGGTCAACGAATTTTCGATGTACCATTTACCTGTAGGTCCCTGAAATCCGTGATTCCAAACACGAACAAACGGCAAGTCTTCACCTTGAGGTGGAGCCAAGAAGCGAATAACAGCGTAGCCATTACCTGCTTTATCAACTTCTGGTTGCCAGAAGCGATCGTCTGATTTTTTAGAGTCGGATTGGGGATTTGCGATCTTTTCAACTTCTTTCATTAATGAATCGAAGCCTCCGCGAGATTTGCGTAGATCTGCTAGTGAAGTATATGCCATGATAAGTTCCTTTCGTATTGGCGTAGTATGTGCGTAGTATTAACGTCGTTTAATTTTTTGATTTACGTATGCATAATCTAAATATTCATCAAATACATCATCGTCTTTTTTCAATGATGCTACATTATATATAATCTTTCGATGTTTGTCAATCTTTGAGGTACCCTTTTCAACACGACGAAGCTTTTTCTCTTTGTCGTAGTAACCTTCATTTTTCTTTAACTTATTCATTTTAAAATAAACTATTAAACATCTTTTGTTTTTCTTGTCTGGACTTTAATAAACGGCCAAGACAATACTCTTTTACTGAGTTCTTTTTGCCCATGTGCAACTTTAATTAAATACCTTTGTGTTTCGGTAATTGATTCTTGTTGGTGTGATAATAATTCCTGCATCATTGTAATATGCTCTTCTAATTTTTTAATTCTATTTCTAGAAATATCTAATTCTTTTTTAGATTCAGCCAAGTCGTCGTCTAAAGATTGCATCGTATTTTTCCATATCTATTACTAAAAATGGTTTATACTTTTTAATAAGTCTAGAAATATCAGGCCACACTATTGTGTCATTAATTTCAGCATCAAAAGTTTTAATAAACCCGGTGAGCCTTTCTAAGATAACAAGTGTTTCAATTCCAATTGTTTTTCTTAAAAATGCTTTTATTATATATGGATGTTGCCCTTTAGATACTGTAAATATTGACTTTAGATCTATATTAGAATCCTCACATTCTTGGATCAAGTTGTCCAAATCTTGTGAAAAATTATAAGATAAACTCTCTATTTTCTTTTTCCATAATGTGTATCGTTGACCCGCTTCTGTATCAAACATTCCGCCCCAACGATCACCTGATACAAAATTTGCAACTAGAAAATTTGCTACTTCTTCATCTGAATAATTTTTTGATATCTTTTTAATTGAGAACAAGTCTGTACGTTTAGCAAATGCTTGCCTACTTGCACGTACTCTGCCCTTTTGTTTAATAACATCATACGCATCTGTTGTAAAATGTAATTTAAGCGCAATATACATTTTATAAACTGAGAATTCATCCATTATCATAACGGCAATTTGCCCCTTGGTCTCATATAGTTTTGATCCTCGGCTTCATTCTGAATTTTATCTTTTAGAGATTGATTTATCAATTTTGTAACTGCTTCAACATCGATATCTATATCGTTACAATACGCAATTACTGCATCCATATATCCAATTGAGTCTTGTAATACTTTTTCTTCAATGTAGAGAGAAAATTCATTAGGCGATCTAAATCTCTTAGTAATAATTAGAGCATCGGTTAATGTCTCTTTTGTTTCTGGTTCTAACATTTCTAGCATTCGATTTCTTTTTCCTTATTTACTATATTATATAGTAAACCGTGTAAATTTTCAATAGATATATTAACCAATTTATCCTAATTAGCTAATTTCTGGGAACAAACATTCTTGAATAAAATGCTGAACATCATTTTCACTAAGCCCTAGACTAACCATAACTTTAGGCGTGTGCGGATTTTGTTTTTGATTCTCGCAATAGTAGTTCTGTTCAGGTGTTGTATTGTTAGCAGTTTTATTAGTTTCGTCTACTGTGTCTAAGTAATGATTAACTAATATATGTGCTAAACTTGTGAGTTGTTTTAATTCATTGTCATCACTTACGTTACCGGCAGCTACCATGTGCTCACTGAAAATACGTTCGGCCCATTCGGGTAGTTTGCGTTTTTTATTCCATTCGTATTTTCCAACTTCTTCGCCAAAATATTTAATCATGGGATGGTTTACATCGCCTGCAGGACTGTAATCAATAAAACAACCAGTAATCTTATTTTTACCTGCTATAACATCAAACCCAAAGATAGGGGCAGGATTGTGTATATGAGGAAAGATGCAACAATGCATCATCCATAGCCCTTTGGTTTCACGCGCATCTACTACGTCAATGTGTGCTCTGCGGTATCGGCTGCTGGCCCATACTTTATTTACCCATCCGGGTTGATTAAAACGCTCCATTGCCGGTTCGTGTATAATGCTACCAGTTGCGTAAAATTTATATTCAAGATATTGTTCAATCTTAATTAATGTATCCCATACCGAAGACATTAGTTAAATTCCTTAACTATTGCAATATTAAAGTCAAATGCAACGCATGCTTCAAGTCCCATATTGTCATTTAATTTAGCACGGAAATTATTTGTCAATTCTTCTTTGTTTTCAAACTGAAACATTGTACCTGAGCCCGGAATAAGTTTAGCAAAAATTTGACCACCGTTTAAATCGCCTAAGTATCGTACATACATATGTGCAAGTAAATCATTATGCTCAGTAATATCCATAATATACTGAATATACTTTAATGTAGATTCTTTAATCGTATATGTTTTATCTGGTACAGCCAATTCCTGAAAATCTTCAAAAATTGCCTTAGATCTATAAAGACCCGGGATACCTTCGTATGCACCTAATTTAGGACCTGCAATATTTTCCATAGCATGATAGATCAAATAAAGCTGATACAGATATTCAGCATATTTGTGTTTGCTAACTTTCTTTTGAAAAATCTCTTTGATAAACGGTTGAGTTTCCGCTTCTTTATGTTTTTCGTGAGTTTGTTCTTTTAATGTAGCCATGATATTATTTAAATAGGATAAGTGCAAGAAGTACTGAATGAATAATAAATCCTAATCCAATTGTAACAATGTGAAGAATATCTTTAAGGATTACTGCTCGGACAAACAGCATAGATAGACCTGCCCACATGAATAAAATAAGATCAACAGGTGGCATCTTATCCGATAGACCAGACATAATTGAAATCATTGTTGGTACGGTTGCGGCGTGGATAAGTACGATCCCGATCCATGCAATTGTTTCAGCAGTAGCAACCGTTAAGGTTGTTTTGCAATAATTAATAACATCTTGTAGTGTAGGATATTTCATAATTTATTTGTAAAAAATGTGATTGCCAATTTGTGCGATTTGCTGTCGTTTCCATCCAGGGGAAACATATGTTGCGTGATAATAAAGTGCGTCGGTTAATCCTGCTAATCGGAATCCTTCGAGTAAAACTTTCTTAGCTACTTCGTAAGACTCTTTATATGCAGATTGGTGAATTGGTTTTGTTTTTGTAGAAGTTTCGCAGTACCAACTAAATTGGCAAATAACTTTTTCATACACTACATTCTTTTGATAAACTACTCGGCAAATATCATTAGGAAATCCAGCATTTGCTGCTCTATTCATTGTGACCTGAGCTACAGCAACTTTGCCCTCAAAGGGTTCGCTTCTTGCTTCGTGGTAGATATTTTTTGCTAAACAATCTAGTTGTTGTTCTCTGACTGCAACAGTTGCTGTTGGGTTGTCAAAGTTAGTCTGTTTTAGCTTTTGTAGTTTTGATGTTGTTACTTGTGTAAGAATTGAAATTAAAAATATTGCGGATACTGCTACTAAAAATGATTTTGTATATGTTTTCATCTGTTTGTAGATTTGTTAATAAAATGGTTAGTTATTCTGTTACGAGGAAACTAACCGAAACCCTAGTCAGCGTTTAGGCTGCCAATGCGAACAGTGAGTCGTTTGCGTTTACTTTATTTCTTCTTTTTACATCGTTGCTGATGTGCTGTCCACTAATTTACTTATTGCCCTGTCGAATCTATTTCAGGCCCATCAAAAGCATTCTTAATCTCCAGCATACTTGTGGCGATCAATCCACTTTCAACCTTCTTTGACCCTGCGTCCAGTTTAGAATACTTTTGGTGGACCTGGCGGGATTCGCACCCGCGTCCAGAACACTTTTCTCTTTGCTTCATACAGCAATATTTTATATATTATAACAGGTTTTAGGAAAAAGTCAACAAGTTGTTGTCCATTTCGTAAGAATCTCGGCATTTTAGCAGTTCTTTTACCCAATTATCACGTTTTTCGATGAAAACTTGTGGTTTTTCGTCTTCTACGGCGATAAGAATGACCAATTTACTGATTGGTATGCCGGTTCTTTCTTCATACATGATGGCATAAGCGGCGCATTGCATGAAGTAGCTATGAATCCATTCTTTTTTCTTCAATTTACCAGAAGTTTTGAAGTCAATGACTGCCAATTTGCCGTCATATTCACCTATACAGTCCACTGTGCCTGCTAATCTTAAGTGATCTGAATATAATTTCTGTTCTTGTACATGAATATTGTTGATTTTGTGCAATTCTGGCAGAATTCCTGAAAAAAGTTCCTTTTGAAAGAAGGACATTTCATTTAGCACATCATTATTATTTAAATAATTCTCAATATACGAGTGTAACTTAGTTCCTCGTGTTGTAGCAGCCTTAGAAATTTTATTAGCTGCTTCCTCACCTATTTTTTTGCGCCATTCTTGTATGGCTTGTTTACTTTGAGCACCGAGAATAGTAGTAATAGAAGGATACCTATTACCACTAGGAGTCTTATAAAATCTTACACCGTCTTCTCTTGTAATTTGTTCCAAAGTCTCAAATTTATTCACATTCACATGATTAAAGATCATAATTTAGTCTGCCATTAACAATTCATTAAGTTTTCGACCTGCTTCGATGACTGAATTATAATGTGTGTTAAACTCTGTTTCTCGTTCTGGCGTATGCTCTTCAGAAGTAAATGTGTTTTGTATTTCTATGCAATAATTAATTGCAGTTTGCACATCGGAAATTACATACTTATCTTTTCCATCGTAAAAAGCTGGCATTAATTTTTGCCAGACAATTGCGTGTCTTTTAAATATTTCTAAATTAATACCTTCAGATAAACAACTTTGAATTTGCTCATCAGTTAAAGTTTCAACCATTACCATTTTTTATCCTTGTAAAATATCTACTGCGTGATTATAGTGTTTAATTCTATCTTCTAAACCTATAAATCCACCATTAATTCTTTTTGTCATCATTTTAATGTCTTGCGCATCGGCAAGTTCATTTAATTTGTTTGCGTTCCAGAACCAGCATGCAGAATTTAATGCATAGTATGGTTGTACTAGAATATCGGGTTGTTCTAATAAAGTATGATCATCAAAAAATGCCTCAGAACATTTTGTGTAGTTGTGTTTACCGGTCAATTGAATTAGACCACGGCCTCTAAACTTCCAACCTTCGCCACTTGCCTCATCTCCATTACCCATCCGGTTTGCGTACACTCTATTAGCAATCTTCTCAGGTTGTCTTGCATATTGTGCGGCAATTTGAGGATTAGTAAAATACTTACCAAAGATTTTTTGAAGACCATCTGCCGAATAGTTCAAGTTTTCAGAAAAGGCTTTAAATCCTCCT